GGCATCTTGATCTTGGATAGAACTTCCTCATTGACAATAACATTACCTTTCTCTGTTAGTTTGTCTGGCTTCCATCCACGAGACATTAGACGTTCAGCTATCTGCTTACGACTTGCAATGTTAAATGGTACTATGTTTGTTTTTGTTTTGAGTTCTATAATCGTAGGCTCAAACTCTTTCTCAGCATCTCTCTCTAGCTGATGTTGTTCATCCTCAAGTTGAGCTAGAAGTATCTGTGCTTCTTTAAGATCAAAGGCAAAGCCATTACGTTGCTGCTTGTCTAATATAATTCTAATGTTACGCTCTAGATTATAACAAGCATCAGAGAAACCTTTGCTTTCTTCTTCTAGTTTCTGTGCTACCTTATGAGTAAGATCAACGTCTCGCTTACAGTACTCTAACATCTCAGGTGTGTACTGTTTGAAGTCATGGTAGTCTATCTTAGGAAATCCAAAGCGTTCGCCCCATGACTGTAGTGAGTGACCGCCATCACGCACAGGATTAAATAGCTGTGACTCAATAAGAGTATCACGTACCTGTGCAGGTGCGATAGCAGAACCTGTTAGCTTGTTAAGAATGGGAGCATCAAAGCTAATACCATTGTGCATAATGAACTTTGATATACGCTTTGACCACTCACCAAACTCTTGACATTGATCACCAATCCACTGACGCATTTCTCCTGTTTGATAATGTTTAGCTACGATGCAATGTATTGTACTTGCATCCAAGTCATCAGTCTCAATGTCTACGATTGCTTCCATTAATCTATGTCCACTATATATCCATCTTTAATTTGAAGGTGAAAGAACATCTCACCCTTGCGGATGTTACGATTAGAAACTTCCTTAACTTCTGAATTAAGAACACTGTCACCATCAAAGAACCATGCTTGCTTACAGTCATCTCTGAAGACAACGAATGTTAGTAGATCATTATAGTGATCTTTCTTCCACTTGTCAAGAAGTCTTTTCTTTCTGTATGGTATACGTATATCTTTCCATGAGCTAGGCCAGTCACCTTTCCAAGAATACTTTATCTCTACCTCATAGAAGTGGCGAGGTAGATCAGGTGATATGCTACATGTAATATCAAAGTATGTATTCTCTTTCATTGTAATGTCTGTTGAGTTTGTGTTCTTTTCGAGCCAACCCATCATAACCTCTTTGGCTTTCTTATCAGCAACATCATAGAGATCTTTGTCAAACTTCTTTTTAACAGTCTCCATTACTCCTCTCCTTCCATAAAGGGATTGTCCACTTGAGTCATGCGGCCAGTATCACGGTCATAGTGGAGGTAGCAGGATACACCTGTCTCACCAGTATATCTGTTCTTGAGTATACGTACCGTGGTAGTGTTAGCTTCTACGTCATCCTCTGCTTGTTGGTTACGCTCTAGTCCAATGACTGCATCAGATAAATGTGCGATAGATGCAGAGCCACGTAGATGTGAGAGCGATACCTCACGTCCATCCTCATGACCACGATCACCTCCAGGTCTACGTAGGTGACTGACAAGTAGCAAGCCTATGTTAGTCTCCTCAACCAGTGATCGTAGCTTGGTCATTAGTATATCGATTGACTTACGCTCGTCGCCATTGTCCTCTTGACCTGATACCAAGATAGACAGGTGATCAAGGAATACCCACTTGCAGTCAAGTGCCTTTGCCATGTAGCGTACACGATCCAGTATCTCATCGTTCTCTATACTACCAAAGTGGTCGAAGGCAAAGAACCTGCCGCTACCAAGCGTAGCATCCTGCCATATCTTGAGTTGCTCTGGTGTATACTGCTCACGTATCTCTTTGATGTACAGCCTAGCGTTAGCCTCAACGCTCATGATATTGAAGGCAGTGTTCTTTGTGCTTTCTTCAAGGGCAAGCACACCAATGTTAGCCTCTGTGTTACTCATGATATGATGCATAAGCTCACGCATGATGCTGGACTTACCCATACCTGCACCAGAGGTGAACGTCACAAGCTCACCAGTACGCATACCGTAAGTCTTCTCGTTCATCTTAGGCCAGGGATAGTGACAAGTCTCGTTGATCTTCTCGTCGTACAGAGAGGAGCCAAGGTCAGCTAAGTTTACAATACCTGCTGGCGTGTAGGTACGTGCGTTCCACCATGCCTGTACAAATTTCTCACGTTGTCCTGTCTTGAGATACTCGTTAGCATCCTTGAGATCAAGGCTTACAATCTTACACTTGTTAGGCTCAAACAACTGTGCAACCTGTTGCTCTGCTAGTTTGCCTTGCTCATCGTTGTCAAAGCATACGACCACAGTATCAAACTTATTGAGGTAGTCAAAGGATTGCTTGCAGTTCTTGAGGGCAGATGCTGCACCGTTCTTGATAGATACGACAGGCCACTTAGAACCAAGTAACTCGTATGCACTCATGGCATCAAGCTCACCCTCACATACTGTAATGTACTTACCACCTTGGTTGAATACATTCTGTCCAAACAGACCAGCCTTAGATAGCTGACCCTCTGACCAGAACTTTTTGTCGCTGGTGCGTCGATACTTACATGCAATCTGACCACCATCCTTGTCATAGTATTTATACTGATGCTCAGTAATCATAGAGCCAGACTTAGCTACCATGACATTATACTTTTTACATGTTTCTTGTGTAATTTTTCTGTCGTCAATCTGTGACAGTATGTAAGTTGAATTAGACTTTCTATTGATTGGTACTACTTGTTCTGCTTGCATGTCTTTGTTCGCTCCGACTGTTGTGTGACAACTAAAACAATAGGTATGGCCGTCATCATAGAGACTGTTGGCATCACTTGAGCCACAGTTCTCACAGGCCATGTGCTTGATGAACTTGCTGTTAGTTTCATGTTGTTGCATATTCGCCCCTTCCTTGTGCTTAGATAGCACGTTGGATTCGCTTGACTGATTTTAATACATGTTCAAAGTCTTTAAGGTGTAGTATATTAGGGCCGTCACTTGGTGAGTTATCTGGGTCTTCATGTACCTCCATAAAAAAGTTTTCAACTCCTACTGATGCGGCTGCACGTAGTAGGTAAGGAACATACTCTCTGTTACCACCAGAGGATAGTCCTAATCCTCCTGGCTTTTGCACAGAGTGTGTGGCATCAAAGACAATAGGTACGCCATGTGTCTTTTGATATTGGTTTATCATATAGATTAATCCAGTAAAGTCAACCACTAAATTATTATATCCAAAGCATGTACCACGCTCTGTAATTAGGACGTTCTTCATACCTGTCTTGGACAGGATGCCTGTAACATCCCACGGTGCAAGGAACTGACCCTTCTTTATATTAACCGTAGCACCTGTAATCATGGCTTCTTTTATCAGGTCAGTTTGTCTGCACAGAAATGCAGGTATCTGTATAATGTCTGGTACTTTGCCCCAATTAAAAACAGTTTTGATCTGTCTTATATCATGGAAGTCTACACATGTTTTAACATTTACTTTTTCAGATACATCTCTGATAGCACTTGTTCCTAATACAAAACCTAGTCCACGTTTACCAGTGGCATGAGAACGATTGGCTTTATCAAAAGATGCCTTGAAATAATAATCATATCCTAGTGCATCGCATATATTTTTGCAGTGTTCAGCAATCTTAACACCTTGCTCAACACTTTCAATCTGACATGGCCCTGCTATTATTCTCATTTATCACGCTCCACAGTATATATATCTGCATCGCCCATGAGATGTTGGGTAAGTTCTTTTCTCTGATATATAAAATCTTCTGCTTCTTTCTTAGATTTAAGTGAGGCTATTACAACATCACCCATTTCTTTATGTAGAACTACATTCCATTTTTTAAATAGACTCATTACTTAGTACCTTCCATGATACAGGGAATAGTTTATTCATCTCACTTGATATAAGTTCTGCAATCTCTCTAGTTTCTTTTTGTGTATCTTTACTTACACGTAGGTTACATACCCTAGCAAATGCAGCTAGTGTACCAGACCAATACCACTCAGTATAAAGTGACTGAGGTAGTATGGTCCTAGCTTGCTCTGGACACACACCCTTCTCTAACATAAGATTATAAGTGTCAATACAATGTCGCACAGTTTCTCTATATACGTAGGATATGGTATCATTTTCTTTTATCACCTGATCAGATGACCCCTGCTTCTTATCACTAGCTACCTCTCGCCAATCGCTGGCTCTCCAGAACTCAGGCGAGTCACTGACATAACGTCTACTAACTTCGTTCCACACCAGACCCACCTGATGTTTGACTAACTGTCTTGCCACAAAGATGGGTGCTGATATACGAAACTGTGCAGAGCAGTGACCAAACGGTGTCCAGTGATTATGTTTAGCTAGATAACTAATTAGTTTTTTATCTTTATCATTTAAAAATTCTGATATGTTATCAGTATTATCATCAGTGGGCCAGTACTGCCACTCACTTTCTTTATTAAAAGAAACCCTGGCAGCATTGACTACTGTTAGGTCACTGCCCATGTGATCTATTAGATCAACCTTCATCGTAAGCACTGTCCCATACATCAGATACAAAGTCTTCTTTGTCCAACATAATCTCATCTACCTCTTGCTTTGCAAGTTTCTTTGCTTCTTTCTTATCGTATCCTTCTTCTTCGTACTGAGATAC